GATAACCACACTCCTCTAACTCCTTCATGCCACGCTGGACACTCTTAGTCTCGTCCCTGCTCTCCATTGCTATCCTCTTAGCACTGAAGTCCCAATTACCAGGCTTAGACTTCATATACGCCCATACCCCCTTAGCCTTCAGGCTCAAGCGATCGTCCCTCCATATTGCTTCTTCTTCTTCCATTAAACTCCACTCAGGATTATATCTCCACTCAATCTTGTCCAACAATGACTTCATAGCCTAAAGTGTATATTGCACCTTTGGGTATGTCAAGCCCCAGACCCTAAAGTAGACGTATGGCTACGACCCTGAAGTGCAAAACGCACCTCATAAGTATACCCCTAGAAATAACCCCAATTGGATTACATTTTTTAAAGGGCAGTTTATGTATATATACACACAGACGCGCACGACGCGCGACTCCCCTCCCCCCGGTGTACAGCTGTTCACTAGTGCTAGTGTGTACAGTAGTAGCAAGTAGCTAGTCAAGCGGCCTGTCCAGCTAGCACGTAATAAAGATTTATTCTTAATTGATGGTATGTATTCTAATGACTTGATTGCATGGCAAGATTTCACGGCCCAACTTAATAGAGAAAGCTTGCGCCTATTGTATGCAGTCAAAGTGCGGTATAAAATTAATTTCATTTAATTGAAAAGAACTATTGCAATTGGGTAAAAACTCAGAAAGTGTATGTGTATCGCAAGGCAAACTGCCTAACGAAACTAATTACTTTTATTATGAAACTTGGTTCTAATTCTACTCATACTATCTATGCCACAGATCTGCCTAATGTGGGCGAACGTAGGTGCATTAAAATGATTCACAACCGCACTAGCGCTGTTACATACAAGGTCGAACATTTTCTTAAAACTTTCAAAACTCTCAACGGACTAGCAAAGCACGCCGATAAACTGCGCGCCGAGTTTGACGTTCAATAGATAAACTAAAACTAAACTAAACAAAGGAAAAACAATGAAATATATTAAAAAGAATACACCGATACAAAGTTGCATTGCACTGGGCGAAAAGACATTTGATTACGAAGCTAGTATCGTAGAAATTATTAAAGACGCTTTGACTGGTAAAGGCCATTCAATGGTTCGACTGTTAGACGGTGGCCTTTATTACGTGCCAACAAATAGAATCGTTGAGCGCGATTACGAAACAATCGTTTACCGTTATAATTTGATCGACGGTGAAACAATTGAAAAACAAGGTAATAATCTTGAAACAATTATTCTAAATTACCGTAAAAAGTTGAAAGCTAATAAAAAGAACCGCGCTCAAAAGAATAGCTTGCAATATCGATTCGTGCACGATTCACAGTTTATGAGTGCATAAAGCTTAAGAACCCTTGAAACCTTTGGCCGCCTTTGCCTTGTGCATCGCGCGGCCTTTGGAGTGCCTAATGACGGGCACAATATTAAAACTAAAAGAAAGTAATAAAAAGTGAAAACAAAATTCGAAACAATACAAAGCAAAGTTGAAACCATAGCAAGCGAGCGTTCCGCATGGGCGCGGGGCGTAAAAGATTACGCTCTTGAATTACTGGAAAACCTAGAGAGCAACCCCAACCTAATTAATGAATTTAATGACGGCATGCCAATTAGAGAGAAAGACCTTTTAAGCGGGGCTTCCGATTGGTTTGAGTATAGTTACGGGGGTTGCTCTAGCATTTATAACCAAGACATTGCCGAAAGACTTTGCACGCCTAGCGAGCTAAAGAAAACGCGGCAAGGCAATCGCAACCCAAACGCAAACGAAGACTGGCTACAATGCCAAGCGCGTGCCTTAGGGCAAGCTTGCCGCCTTGTATTGCGTGCGGCTAAGTTGGCCTAAAGACCAGCAAAGCAAAGCAACCTTGCGCCCTGTGTCCCCTTTACGGGGCGCGGGGTTTTGGGGTAGGTAATAACGCCTAACTAATAACTAATAAAAATATATAAAAATGAATAATTACGAGACAGAGCAAGGCAACCCATATTACATTGACGGCATTTTTGCTTTCATAACCATAGGGGCGGCACGGCTTACCTATTGGGAAAGCAAAGAGGAATTAGAAAATTGGGTAGATTCGCAATATTAAAACATAAACAAAAATAAATAGATATAAAAATGAAAAACAAAACCATAGCCACAATACCCTTTCAGGGGTTCTACAATAGCCTTTACTCTTATGCCATAGAGAGCGAGATAGAAAACTCCATTGACTACTATTACAAGGAATATGAGCTAACGGAAGCGCAACGGGATACCCTTGCAAATGGATACCTAGAAAAGAATGCCAGCGAGTTCTACTATAATGTGTCTAAAGATTACGCGGAAGCCTTTATTTACGAAATAGAGAGAGACACGGGGCTATCTTTAAATGCTAGGTTTGAAAGTATAGAAAGCCCTAAGGAATATAATTTCCAGACAGACAGGCTCTTTATTGAATTACCAGAAACTAGCGCAGTTGCCTTTATAGATTATATATTGGCAAACCATAAAGAGGAACTAGAAAAATTGATAGCGCAACGCTTTACAAGTCATAGCGGCTTTATATCTCATTACGACAATACCTTAGAGGCGTGGGGCGATCCTAGCGAGTGGGATTTAAACCAGCTAGGCACTTGTTTCGAAATATTTGAGCATTTAGAGCACGAAATATATGACGGCCACGATATATACGAAAGCATTAGCAACGGCCTTGCGGATACCTTAAGTGACGCGGCTGATAAAATGCTCGACATATGTTTAGAGAAAAAGGAAATTATAGAAGCTAACGAGCGAGCGCAGTTAAAACTAGCGTTTGCATAAACATAAATAAAAATAGAAAGTAATAATAAAATGAAAACAAACATTATAGAAGTATCTAGCGACATAGCAGAGCAACTGGTAGAGAATCGCATCGGCACGCATCTAACTTGGCAAACTAGTAAAGACGGATCAGAGTGCTTTACGGAGGAGGCGCAAGACCTATTTAATGAGACATATGACATTGTGCGAAATGCACTTGAACAGCACGCAAACTAATAACAAAAATAGAAAGTAATAAAATGAATATAAGCAACGCGGTAGAAACCATTATACAAACGCGCGATTTTTGCGGTAATGAATCGGAAGCCCTGAGAGACTGGGAAGCGGAAAACGGCGCACTTAGCGAGCATCAAAGGGCGCAAGTGTGGCAAGGGGTAAAAGAGGAGTGGAAACTGTGGCAATTAAAGGCCAACGTGCAACACGCTTTAACCGACGCTGAAAGGTTGCAAGCCTTTAGCGATATTGAACAGCACGCAAACTAATAACAAAAATAGAAAGTAATAAAATGAAAACTAAAATTATAAAAATAGAGATTGGTTACGCTTGCGGGGCGGGTGCAAATCACCTTTCCACTTTATGGGAAGGCGAGGAAAAGGATTGCCCGTGGGATGAATTAGAGCAAATTGCAAATGAGAAGGGCAAGGTGCTCGTAAGCTCGGAAAACTAATAACAAAAATAGAAAGTATAATAAAATGAAAACAGACGAAGATACATTAAATATAGTATGGACATCGCAAGACATCATCGACCACGCCAAAGACGGCATGGATATCGACCTAAAAATTGAAGATGCACGCCACGTTTTAAACCTCTTAGAACTTAATCACGATTGCGAGTTTGGCATCAATTGGCACGCGATCACTTGCGCCATTGAGGAAGTGGCGATTAACAAATAAACAGAAACCAATATGAAAAAAACAAAAGAACAAATCGTGAACGAGCACAAGCTTGTAAATAGTGAGAGAGAAGCGGAAGCGGCGATGATATTATTCGCTTGCATCCTAGGCGGGGTTATACTTATACTGCTAGCCATTGCAATAGGATAGATCACCAGTCCTTGCACAAGGAATCGACACTCACACGCCCTACAAGGGCTTACAATATCAATCTAAGGGTAACACCCTTGCAAACAATCAAAACGCCTTCTAGGGGCATTAGAAGCCCTTGGAGGGTGCATTACAGGGAATATGCTACATATCAGTTCAACATCGGAGTCAAAGGCCAGTGCGGTGCAGTGTATCGAGGGCTTTAGGGATAAAATGGAAATGCTCATGAAGGCGGGAGACATCCTCGACCATTGCACTCGGGGTAGATCTACGGAAAAGGAATCAAGGGAATCAAGGGCAAGATCGCTGAAGATATGGAAGGATACCGGGTGTCCAATATCTGAGGCTGCGGAGCTAGGCGGTGCAAACAGAACAAGCTTTCATAAGTGGCTAATTAAAGAAGGCCATCACACTCCAAAAGGTAAGTGAGTTGTTATAGAATTTCATATACTAGGACAGATATGCCCAACAAATGCGGAGCCATAAAGCACGCCCACACGGCAGACGAGGCATTGAAGCATCTAGCCGTAGGCAATAAGAGTAAAGGCTACAAGCTGAAGCGTAGCGGCGTATCAATAATCATTCTAAATATTGAGGAAATAGAAGACACTTGACAGATCACTTACAATGGATATTAGTTTTTTATATATGCCGTGTAGTGACGGATCAGATCGTTTTAAAACCTCTCTTTCAGCACTACATGGAAGAGGGGTTTTTTATTTTACAGTATATCGGAGCAAGCGGCCTCACAGGTTAGCCCAAGTCTGAGTAAGTGGTTGCATAGTTTGACCGAAACCCGACTATGCAGAAAAGGTTTGCAGTAATGCAGGAACAGCCAAGGTTAGCGTGATACAGGACTTACCACGCGCGACGATCCGAGGCACTATCGAAGGCGGGAACACTCATAATTTGAGGCTCTAGCAAGGCATAGGTTTGACCAGTAATGGGGAACCTATGTCTAACGAGAAGCAACTCTAATTTGAACGAGGCTAAAAAAAGCATTGACCTTACAATTAATTCATCCACTATACTATTACATGAATAAAAAAACTGATAAGAAAACTGCTCTGCTGGATGTAGAAATAATACTATTCAAACATGCCGCTAAAGCAGAGACCGAGGGAACAGGTTTAATCACATTAAAGGCAATGTGTAGACAAGCCATTGATCAATGTGTCATGGGATGCAGGGCATCTGATTTTTACCTCGTAGTATCTGGTCGTGACAACTATCGTAAGACACTCTATCCCAACTACAAAGGAAACCGTGGAGCCAAGCCGCCATTGTATGACCCTTTGACCCAGGCTATGAAAGAGATGTATGCGGAGCGGTGGTATCAGCATGACCAGCTAGAAGCTGATGATTTACTAGGCATAATTGCTACCAATGGAAAGATAGAGAAGCCTATTATATGTAGCATAGATAAAGATATGTTGTCTGTGCCCGGGTGGAACTATAACTGGGACAAGGATGACTGGCCAACCTATGTGAGCCAAGAGGAGGCAGACCACAACTGGTTAGTGCAGCTACTCATGGGAGATAGCACCGATTGCATCGAAGGCATGAAGGGCATCGGCAAGGTAAAGGCAGAGAAACTTATTAAGAAATATGGGAACCCAGAGCTTAGTGTTCCAGACCAAGCTAAAAATATTTACGAGAAGGAAGGTTTTTCTCTTGACCAGTATTATGCTTGCCTAAATACTGTCACCATCTGGAGGAAACCATTGCCGGAAGCACTCCTAGAAAACGATCTCATTACAGACATAGTAAAAACAATACCAACCCTAGAATAAAATGGATATAAAACAAGACAACATCGAGCGCATACAAACGCGCATAGACATGATACGCCAAGAGTCACGCGCTCTTTCCTACCGCATCGAGAGAATGACGGAGCAACGCAAAGACCTGACCCAGGAGAAGAATGATCTCAAGGACAGACTGGAGGCCGTCAATGCGATACCAGCCAAAGAACTTATTGAGGGAACCAAAGATGCCCTTGCCAACCTAAGCATTAGAATATAAGACCATGACAACATCACAAAAAGTAAAAAGCATAATCATCAGTCAAATCAATCAAGACGTAACCGCGGCTTGTGAAAATCAAAGCATTAGCGGTTTAGAATATGAAGAGTTACTCAACATACTGATTGAGGTCAGCAAGCTGGAATCTTTAAATCAAACCGAAATATAAAAATGAATAAAATAGAAGTTAGCACCGCAGAGATTGACCCGCACACAGAAGTGTTTGCCCTAGACGTAGACGATGTATCGCTACAGCGTTTGCAGTATGGAGAAGTTGGAAGCCCACATCCCTATGTTAGGGTGGCTGATATCACCAGAGCATTGCAACAAAGGACTCCGCGTTGCGACAGCGATCTCTTAGATTTAATAGATAACCAAGGCTACACCTACTGCTTCTTTGCCTCCGAGGGAGAAGTTACAAAGAACAAGCACAGATGCGTTGCCATCTATTCCCCTACTGGTCAGCAACTTACAGGAGTTGCAGAAGGATTTGAAACTGTAAGAGAAGCCCTTGGCTACGTCATGGACATGGAGGAGCAAGGGTAGCATGGAAGACTTGGGGGAAGCACTAATCATGGATGGCTTCGACGATTGCATCGCTGGGGTCGTAGAACGAATTGGTCAGCCGCCTATCATCTGCTACGACAGAGACAAGGTTCTCGATAAGTTGATGGGTCAGGACATGGATTACGAAGAGGCCGTAGAGTATTTTGAATACAACCAACAGGGAGCTTGGATGGGAGAAGGAACCCCATGCTTCATCCGTCAGCTAGAACCCGAACCCTTTGACCCTAGTCTTAATTGAAAGTAGAGAAGCCATACAACTCAGGTCAATGGACTAAGGCTCGTTACAGGAGCTTTATTATGTCAGCACTACGTCGTGCTCAATGGCCTGTTAAGTATGAAGCTATCCGCTCTGCCTTTGTTCGTGATGGTGTAAACCCCGCAACGGGGCGCAAGTGCAAGTTGCACAAGTGCTCTGATTGCGGGGAACTATTCCCAGCCAAGGACATGAGAGCAGATCACATTGACCCCATCGTCCCGGTCACCGGGTTTGACAACTGGGACGCGCTCATAGGCAGATTGTTCTGTGAGATAGGTGGGTTCCAGGCTATCTGTGTGGAGTGCCACGCTGTTAAGACCAAGGCCGAGAACGAAGAGCGAAAGAAAAACAAACGGTGAACAATTTAAGCGCAGGTGATGTAAGAGATAGCATGCCACTTTTCCGAAGTGGTTGTGGCGGTTTAAATCCGACCTCTGCGCTCCAATTTTTAGGCTGAATAATTATGAGTGAATTAAAGACATGGAAAGTTAAAAGAGTAGATAGAACTGACGTAAGAGATTTTATAGAAAAGTATCATTACTCTAAATCTATAAATGGATGTATAGCAGATTATTGTTATGCCTTGTATAATACTGGAGGTGTAATGGTTGGTGCTATGTTTTATGGAAGACTAGCTATGGCCAATCAGTATAAAAGATTTTCTGATTCTATTGAGGATGTAATAGAACTTAGGAGATTATGTTGTATCGACGACACTCCTAAAAATACAGAAAGTTATTTCATTGGTAAGTCCTTGAGGTTATTAAATAAAGATTGGGGCGGGAAGATTGTGGTATCTTATTCAGATATGGAATACAGTCATAGTGGCACGATCTATAAAGCATCTAACTTTAAACAGTTGGAATCTGTCAAGGGAGCTAAAGTTATAATATCAAATGGTAAAAGGTATCACGACAAATCAATACGAACATATCACAACGGTAAATTGAAACCCTTTGCTTTAAGGCTTAGAGAGCAACTAGATGCAGGGGTAGCTTATTATAAAAAAACAAAAGGAAAAAATACATTCGTGTATTGTTTATCATGACTTATTTTCCTCGAAAGAAAAACAAAGAAAAAGCTTGATTACTTATTCACAATCCTTCAACATCAACCCATCATTAACCAATAACATTATGTCAAGAACAAAACCAAGATCAACGGGGTCATCGAACCCTGCCACCAAGTTCCTTCAATGGAACACACAAGCTTCCGCATGGGAGTTTTACGATAAGGAAGCCCAAGAGTCTAAAACACTACCACAGGACACGGGTTTCATTATCCTCGATCAACTCATTACCGCCAAGGGATGGGACGATAGGAAGAACAGCGCAATCTGGGCTAACGAAGTGTATACCGTAGGAGACAAACTTACTCTCCGCAACAAGGATGGCATCGTTGCTTCCGGCATCTGGTCTGAGGTAAAGACTGTGCATGGTGTTAAGTTCACCAAGTCTGTCTACGCTATGGCCAAGGTTGGCGAGGGCTACGAGCTTGTTAACTTTCAGCTCAAGGGCTGTGCTCTTACCGCATGGATTGACTTTGAGGACAAGGCAGGTGGCTCCAACAAATTAGAAGGAGACATTGTAGTAGCAGTTACCGATGCAGTCGAAGACCGCAAGGGTGCTGTAACCTTCAACAAGCCAGTCTTCAACATTGTATCTAACACACTGTCCAATGAAGCTGCACTCCAGGCAGACAAGATGGATGGCACACTACAAGAATACTTGTCCTCCTACCTCAAGGTAGAGAAGCCCACAGAGGACAAGGAAGAGGAAGAGAGTGAGCCAGAAGTAGTTTACTCAGAGCCAGCCGTTGTCGCCGACCCCTTCTAGGCATACCTGATAGCCCTTCCCCTTCGGGGGTGGGGCTTTCTTACATTATGATTAAAGAAACAAACCCCAAAGACATGATTGGTATGCGCAAGGCTCCAATGTCTGGTCTACCAGCACCAGTTCTAATGGAATGTGGCTTGGTTAAATTACACGGAGACTTGAAGTATGGTGCTTACAACTGGCGTTACGCTGGCGTTAGGGCATCAGTTTACTACAATGCTGTATGGCGGCACATGACCGCTTGGTATGAGGGCGAAGACTTAGACCCAGACTCTGGGGAGCATCACATAGCTCACGCCATAACAGGACTAATGGTTCTCCGGGACTCTCAAATGTTTGGCAACTGCGTTGATGACAGGCCAATCTCACATAAACCAGGATGGGTGCAAGACATGAACGAACGTGCCTCCGAAATGATTGATAAATCTAACCAACTACTTGAACTAACCAAATCATAGCCATGCAAGAACTAGACTACATAGACCACTTCCGCATCATCATGAGTCCCCGCAAACGCTTCTTGGACCAGATAGTCAAAGCACTGGAGCCAATGAATGATATAGTTGG